CGTATATTGACCTCTCAACAACTTTAATTTTTTCATTATTTTCACGATAATCTTTCCTTGTTTTAACGAGAGGTCAAAAAGCTTACTATGTAATCGTATATTGACCTCTCAACAACTTTAATTTTTTCATTATTTTCACGATAATCTTTCCTTGTTTTAACGAGAGGTCAAAAAGCTTACTATGTAATCGTATATTGACCTCTCAACAACTTTAATTTTTTTTCATTATGCATATAAATCTTAGATAATAAAATTTTTTTTTCTATCAAACACTTTTTTTTTTTGCTAAATTCAAAAACTGTTTAATTTTAAATCATTTTAATAATTTGGAAAGATCAAGATAAGAAACCGATAAAATTTGAAGAGGCAAGCGAAAAAATGTTTTATGACAATCATAAAAGTAATGATGAATCTGAATATAAGTCTTTTAATTTAGAAATTTTTGATGTTAAAAAAGAAAAAATAACATCAGATGATCAATCAGAAAATGATGAAGAAATGGGTGTTTTTTGGGGATACATGGCAACAGAACATAAAGATCTTGATAATGATATTATCTTGCCTAATGCGTTTGATTTGACGTTAGAAAATTACAAAAAACAAAAAAAGCCTGTAAAATTGTTTTATCAACATGATACGTTATTTAGCAAACCAATTGGGATAATTCCTATTGATACAATATCAAAAGAAGGTAAATATTGGAAAGTTAAGGGAGAGTTAAACTTAGATACTCAAGATGGAAGAGAAATTTATTCTCTAATGAAGCAAGGTGCGTTATCAGACTTATCAATCGGATTTTTCCTTAAAGATTTTGAGGAAACAGGATCTGGAATAAGAAAAATCAAAGAATTAGGACTTAAAGAGGTTTCTGTTGTTAATTATCCAGCAAATAGAAAAGCAACAATAAACGAAGTTAAATTACTAGAAGAAAAAGCATCTACATCTTTTAAAGATTTACCGCTTGCTTCACGTGATAAAACGTGGGACTCAGATGCAGCAATGAATCGTATTCGTAAATTTACAGATTCAGAAGAAAAACCAAGTAGCACATATAAAAATGCATTTTTTTGGTTTGATTCTGGAAATAAAGAAAAATTTGGATCATATAAATTACCTTATGCTGATGTTGTTGACGGTAAGTTAACAGCTATCCCAAAAGGAATATTTGCTGCTGCTGCTGCAATGAGTGGAGCAAGAGGAGGTGTTAAATTACCTGATAAAGATATATCAGCAGTTAAAAATCATATAAATAAATACTATAAAAAAATGAATCTTGACAGTCCATTAAAAAATAAATTTGAAATTGAAGATGTAAAAAACATCAAAACAAAGAAAGAATTTGAAGATATCTTGAGAGAATCAGGAGTCTTTAGTAGACGAGCTGCGCTTTGTCTTGCTAGTTCGTTTAGTTATAAACAGAGTGATTCTGATTGTGGCTACGAAGACTACGAAGACTACGAAGAAAATTATGATACAGAAAAAAATGAATTAGTTTATAAAAAATTAGATGAATTAATTCATAATATTAAACAATTGAGAGGATAAAAATTATGCCAAACGAAATCCAAGAAAAAATGGACACGGCACTAGGTCTTATTGCTGATATCCAAGAAGTTAATAATCGTAATGCTAAAAATTTTAGTGATTATAACGAACAAATGAAAAAGATGAATGAAGATGTTACAAAAAATCTTGACGAAGTTAATACTTTAAAATCTGTTCAACAAAAAAATATTGAGCAATTAGAGAAAATTGAAAAGGCTTTATGTAACTTAAATAATTCATCTGGACAACAAAACAAAATTTTAGAAGTCAAAACGCGTGATGAATTTACTAATTATTTACGCAAAGGAACTATGTTAAGCGAAGATTCTGTTTTGTATATTGTTGATGACATCATTAAAAAAGGATTTATTGGCTTATCAGAAGATAAAAAACAAATGTTCAGGAAAGATTTGCAAGATCAAGTAGATCCAGATGGTGGGTATTGGGTAAGGCCTGAGATTTCAAATGTTATGATAAAAAGAATATTTGAAACATCTCCAGTTAGGCAAGTTGCATCTACTATTAATATAAGATCTGACGCAGTTGAATATATTGTCGATGATAATGAAGGAGACGGCGGATGGGTTGGAGAAACAGATAGCAGACCAAGTACAACTACACCACAAATAGGTAAACTAACTATTTATGCACATGAGCTTTATGCGCAGCCTAAAGTAACTCAAAAAATGCTAGATGATGCTGGTTTTGATATTGAAGCATGGCTGCAAGGAAAAATAGTGCGTAAATTCACGCGTTTGGAAAATAATGCATTTGTAGTTGGTAATGGTAATAAAAAACCAAAAGGTTTTTTAAGTTATCCTGCATGGACAACTCCTGGAACTTATGAACGCGGTAAACTTGAGCAACTTACAAGTTCGACATCATTAACTTATACTGCTGATGATATTAAAGCTTTGCAAAATGCATTGATTGAAGATTATCAGCCTAATGCTGTATGGGCTATGAACAGAACGACTTTTGGTTTAATTACACGTCTAAAAGAAGCTGTAACCGGACAATATTTGTTAGATCCTAATTCATTCAAAGTTGGCGATACTAAAATATTATTAGGTAGCAATGTTGTGTTTATGCATGATATCCCAACTATTGTAGCAAATTCGTTATCAATAGTTTATGGAGATTTTTCGATTGGATATACTATTGTTGATCGCATAGGCGTCAGAATCGTTAGAGATATTTATTTAGCAAAACCATACATTTTGTATTATACGACAAAAAGAGTTGGTGGAGATGTAACTAATTATGATTCATTAAAAATCGGAAAAGTTAAACCTTAATTTTTTTAATTTTATTTTAATTTTTTTAGGAGGATATAGATATGCCACAACGAGATATGAGATCTAATGTTGCTAGTGACCTAGGTTTTTACGCAGCAATTAGTACTAATACTACGACAACGGGTCAAATTATAGATACTGCTGATTATGATAGTGGTGTTATGTTTAGTTTTGCAGCACTAGCATACACAGACGGAACTTATACGCCGCTAATCACAGAATCTGATAATTCTGGAATGGCTGGCGCAACTCAAGTTCCTGACACAAATTTGATCGGCACAGAAGCTGCTGCTGCATTAAGTGCTGCAACAACTGTCGGTAGTTCAATGACAACTCTTGGCATTGGTAACACAAAACGCTACGTGCAGATTAGTATTGTATCAACCGGTGTAACAACTGGTGCAACAATCACTGCAACAACTAGTAAAATGCCTGAGTTAAAACCTGCTGCATAAAAAAAAACAATTAATGGGCGAAAATTAAACATATTTATTTTATTTGCCGTTGATAAATTATGGTTAATAATTGCCTATTATTTCATTTTTAAGAAGCATAAACAAAATGTATAAATAATATGGGGGAAACATGAAAATAATTTCATTACGGACTGAAAAATGGGCATTTGAACCATGGGAGCCGCCGTTTGAACTAGAAAAAGATAAGCAATATGATTTACCTGAATCTAAAGCATTGTTACTAATTAAGTATAAATATGCGGAAGAAATCAAAAGTGATGATAGCGTCGAAGAACAAAAAATGAACAGTGATGAGCATGAAAATAAAATGTTTAACGTTAAACATGAAGACAAAGGCAATTGCTCTTGCGATGAAGAAAAGCCGCGACGTGGTAGGCCTCCAAAAAATTAAATGCTAAATGTTAAAAAAGGTTAAAAATGGAAAGAGCATATAGTTATCATATAATTACACCGCCTGCAACGACTCCCGTCACTCTTGCAGAAGTTAAAGAACATTTAAAGCTTGACCCAACTGATACATCACAAGATACATACTTAACATTTTTGATCAAAGCTGCAACAAAATTTGGTGAAGATTATACGCGTAGAATATTTATTAATACAGGTTTCAGAACGTATCGAGATTTTTTTGAGTGTTGTATAAAATTAAGACGATCAAAATTGCAATCACTTGATTTATATGAATATTTAGTTGACAGTTTATTTACAACAGTTACATCAACACTATATTATGTAACTGATGAAGTTGATTTTTCTAAAATTGTTTTAAAAAATGATCAACATTATCCGATAGATATTGATGAACAATTACAAGCAATTAAAATTGAGTTTACGGCAGGCTATGGCACATCAGAAACTGATGTGCCTGATGACATAAGACTTGCTTTGCTCAACCACTTAGCAGCAGTCTACGAAAACAAAGGTGATTGTGATCAAGCATCGATAATGAAATTATTACCTGCTACTAGCAATGCTATTTATCAAATGTACCGCATTTACGATTTGGGTGTTTACAGTATCGCAGGAGAATGCGTTTAGTTTTCTAAATTTATTAAAAAATGAACAGTTGCATTTTTTGCAACAGTTCAAAAAAAGCACAAGATGATATAATATGGCAGATTGTACAAAAATTAGACGCACAAGCAGGCGCATTTGTATTGGCGCTTTAAATCGTAAAATTATAATAAATGCTCGTCAAATTATGCCCCCATCATCAGGAAGTGTAGATTTTACGGAATCGTTTACAGTTGAAAAAGAAGTGTGGGCGCTTGTCGAAAGCGTCACAGGAAAAACAATTTTTGATAGCACAAATACTGAACAAGTTGTTACGCATAATGTATATATAAGATATCTTGTTAATATAACACCTGAAAAATGGTTAAAATTTTTAGCTATTAATGGCACAGACGATGTTTATTTAAACATTTTGCGCGTTGAAAATTTAGATGAAGGCAATAAATTTTACAAAATGACGTGTAATTTGCGTGGAACTGTAGATTTACAAGTAAATGAAGCATAATTATGGTATAAAATAAGTTTAATTGTGAACTTTATGAAATAGCGGCAAGCGTCAAAGGATATTTATGTTTGCAGTATGGGCAGACCCAAAAAATAAAGCTGTTGAAGTGCAAATCAGCAAACTTGCATTAACTCAACATCGTGCAATCAGACAAGCATTTTATCGTATTGGTAAAGATTTAATCAAGGAATCAAAAAAAATGATACTTGCAAAGCCAAAGCACGGTCGTCTTTATAAATTGAGACGAAAAAAACAAACTGTTTTGCATAGAGCATCAAGAGCTGGTGAAGCACCAGCAAGCTTTACAGGATCATTGTGGAAATCATTGGATTTTGACGTAATAGGATCAGATAAAATGCAATTTGGCGCAAAACAAGAATTTCAGAATCGCAAAGGAAATCCCAAAGGCGTCACATATGCTAAATATTTGGAGAACGGAACATATAAAATGGCTCAAAGGCCATATTTGATCACGTCAATCAAAAAAAATCAAAGAAATATTAGAAATCATTTCGAATCAAAATTAAAACAATATTTAACTAAAAAAGTATAAAAAAGGTAAAAATAATATGAGATCATTGGATATAATTAAGCAATTACGTATAAATTTACCAAAATATACAAATTATTTTACAGATGAAATTAGTATTGTACAGATAACAAGCAGTGGTTTGGTTGCAACTGTCGAAACAAGCGCAGCACATGGATTAATCACTGGTAATTATGTACACATTTCAGGAACTTTAGTCCCTAATGATATAATTTTGCTTGAAAGTGACGATCATGGAATAGCAACAGCAACAACATCAAATGATCATGATCAAACAGAATCATTGCCTAATCAAACATTTAATATCGAAATTATCGATGCAGATCAATCTGAATATAACGGTAGTCATGAGTTGTTAACCGTATCTAATAGAAGAAATATTACATATTCAATTGAAGGAACACCGATAACTCCAGCAACTGGAGCAGCAAAATTATTAGAAGATTTAAAATACGGGTATAACGGTTGGCATCAAATAACTTATGTTGACGACACACATTTTACATTTTCAATCCAAAAAGTTTTAGGATCTCCTGCATATGGAACTCCTATTTGTCGCGTACAACCAAGGATATCTGGAGGTGTAGATATTGATCGAATTTTAGATGGATACACAAAACAAGATCCTAATAAATTGTGGGCTTTTTCTGTTTTGAGCAATAGAGTTGCAAATAAAGATCGTCAAACTATGACTGATGCAACAGTAAGTCCTGGAAAAGCTGAGGCATATAGACAATTAGTTATTCAACCAATCAGTATATATGTTCCAATTCCAGCGACGACAGAAATTGCAGCACGCGCAGCTCGTGATTTGGCAGACGAATTGCTACCTTTTTTGTGCAGAAGTTTATTAAGAACACGATTACCTTCAGGATTTGATCAACCTCCATATAGTGGTATTGTTTTTAGTGGAGATAATTTTTTTATTTATAACCATGCTTATTATGTACATGAGTTTACATTTGAAACAACTGAATATATCACATATTATGATACTATTGATGACGGAAGAGGAGTTGCTTTTAGAGATATTGATGTTAATTATCTAAGTAGTTTCAACGATGAAATATTTATGACTGATTCGATTAATTTAGATGATATACCTTTATAATATCTTTTTTATTATCAAAAGCAATTATTGATGTTTTTATTATCATTTTGACCATTTTTCCCATATGGTGAAAATGGTCAAAATTGCATATAAAAGTGGGTGGCGACGAAATGTACGTTACATATTGCAAAAACATTACTTAACTAGTAATTTCATATCTTCAATTCATCATTGCTTGTTAACAGCAATAAAACGTAGCCATAATTAATCAATAATATATAATTAATTTTTAAAAAGAATAGCAATTTTAAATTATATAATAAAATTTTTTTTTCTATCTAATCCATTTTTTTTCTGTTAAATTTTTGTATAAATTTTGATTATTATTTTATTTTAGCTAACAAAATATTTTAAATTATGAATGATTTTCTAAGAAAGTATAAATTTCCTCTTGTTGTCAAATTAAATATTGACTTACTTAATTATAAAAAAGGTCAAAAATTGACTCTTACAAAAGATAATTCTGGAATAAAAATAACATCATATTGGCTTAAAAGACTTAAAGATTCAAAAATTGATAATTGCTTAACTATTTGTGATTCAGTGGTTAGAAGCATAAAAAATGAAAATCCTAAAAATATAAAATCTAAATAGAGGTAGAAACATGGCGATTTCAAATCCATCTGTAAATATTCAAATTTTACCTGCGACTCAAGTTGCACAAAATGAAGCACAAAAAATTTTATTTCTTGGCCAAAAACTTGCTGCTGGAACAGCTCCTGCTGGTGATTTAGTAGAAAATATTGATAATTCTAATGAGCAAAATACATTGTTTGGAGAAGGGTCGATATTAGCAACAATGATTACAGCAGCAAAAGCATATAATAAAATATCACGTTTTGATGCAATTCCGATTGACGATGATGGTAGTGCAAATGACGCGACTGGTGTTGTTGCTTTCAGCGGTGCGCCAACAGCAGCTGGAAGTATTTTGATCACTATAGGGAGTGAATTAAATCATACGTATACAGTATCAATTGTAACAACAGATACACCAACAACAATTGGTGACAAATTAGTGACATTAATTACTGCTGATACTAGCTGTCCTGTAACTGCTGTAAATGTAACAGGAACTGTTACTTTAACTGCAAAAAATGGAGGTCTTGAGGGTAATTTTATATCATTAAGATATAGCGGAACAGTAGCTGGTGTTACGACTACTCTTACAGCATTTAGCGGTGGTGCTAATAACCCTTCATTAGATAATGTATTAGATGTTGTTGCAAATTTACGTTATCAAACTATTGTTTTTCCATCAACTTATCTTATAAATGATACTAATAATAATATTATCACTTTTTTAAATAATAGATTTAACATATCTGGAGATAAAATCTTAGACGGCGTTGGAATAATGGCTGTAACAGATACAGAAGCAAACTTAAAAGCAGCTACTTATGGCAATAACAGTCAAAACGTTACTTTTATAGCAAACAGAACTGTTCCAACTGATGCTGCAAGAAAAGGTTCTTCTTTAGTTGAGCTTGATTATGTAATTGCATCTCAATTTGCAGCAATTAGAGCTTTGAGATTAACAACTGATGCTCCTATTGCAAATTATGTATATGCATCACAATCTGCAAATGATAATTACGGCGGGATACATATATCAACATTACCTTATCACAATACTCCGTTTGTAAATTTACCTTTAATTGATAACGACTTGATGTGGCTTGATTCAGAAAGATCAGAATTAAAAGAAGCAGGTTGGACTATATTGGGTAACAATGTAGGAAATACATCAATAATTGCTGATAGTGTTGTAACTAGATATAAACAAGATGCTGCAGGAGATACAGATTTAAGTTATAAATATTTAAACTATGTAGATCAAGCATCAAATGTTCGCGAATATTTTCATAATAATTTAAAAACAGCATTTAGACAAACAAGATTATCATTAGGAGATTTGGTTCCTGGTTATAATATGGCTAACGAAGGTATTATAAGGTCTGAATGCATGAAATTATATGCTGAATTAGCTGATTTAGCGCTTGTTCCAGCTGGAGAAACTGCAATTAAATTATTTAGAGATAATTTAACTATTACTATAACAGAAATCGAAGGAAAAGTTACTATTGTTATGCTTGATCCTGTTGTTACGCAATTACGTCAAATAGTTGCAACAATGCAATTAACATTTTCTTTAAATAGTTAAAAATATTTAAAAATCTAATAAAAAATAGATAATTTTGAGGTAAATATAATGACAGAATTAATACAAAAAGTTTTATCAAATCCAACTATTAGAATAGATAATATTGTTATTGTTCCAAAAGCAAATACAACTATGATTAATAATGGTTTTGGTGAAAAAAAAGTTACTGGTATATCAAGTGGTGGAGGAACATCAGGGATAGCTGTATCTGAAGATGTATCAACACGAATAGGTAAAATAAAATTTGCATTATTTACTACTCCTCAAAATTTAGAATATTTGCGAACATGGCAATCTGTTGATATAGCTGTTGGCGTATCTATTTCAGTATCTGAAGGTACTTTTAGTGTAAGTGGGCAAAATTGCGTTGTTATAAATAATCCTGATGCTAATATTGGCGTTGATGAATCTTTCGAAGTTGAGTTTCATTGCAGACAACTCGTTCAAAGCTGATATTAATACAAATTCATCACTTTATTTTTATTATTTTTATCAATTATATTAATTATAATTATAATATTATTATTTAGGAGGTTTATGTGTTCAAAGATAAAAAACAAATTGAATTTATTTTATCAAATGAAATAATTTATCAACACGAAGGTATTGAAAAAAAAACAAATAAATTAATTCTTATTGCTCCATCAGCTAATCATAAAAAATCAACATTAAAATTAAAAAAATATATGACTGATGTAATCATAGAATTGCAATTTAGAAATAAATTAAATTCTGATGATATTAAAAAACTTGAAAAAGATACAAATGTAAATGATGAAATAGACGGCAAACAATTATTAACTATGATATACGGAATATTACCTCTTGAAAAAGTAGAGTTATTCTATGACGTATTTTGGGATATAATGTGCAAAAATTTATGCTTTATTGATGGCAATGTACCTTTGAATAATTTATTAAAAGAATCAATAAGTGAAGATGATGAACAAGATATCATGGCAGCGTATTTGGAAAATTTTATTACTCCACCATGGAAGGAAGCACGCAAGAAGAAATAATGTTTGAAATATGCAAAATTATTTATTTCTTCAATGGTGGATTTAGTTATAAAGAATTGCAAAATATGCCTTTGCCAGAAGTTTTTGACATAATACAAAATATGAAAAAAATACAAAATGGAATTGAAACTGAATTAAGAAAAAATAATATAAGGTAATTATTTAAAAATGACTTATGACGTATCATATACAATTACAGCAGTAGATAGATTTAGTCAAACAGCAGCTAGAATTGTTAGATCAATGGGAAATATAACAAGAAAAGCTATGTTACTAAGACAGAAAGTTAAAGATGCTGGTGATTCAATGGTACGAACTGGAAAAGCTTTAACTGCTGGTTTAACTCTCCCAATTGCTGGTTTTGGCATTGCAGCATTAAAAGCTAGCGCAAATATGGAAACAATTACTGCTAAATTTACTACAATATTCCATTCTTCAAAAAAAGCTAAAGAGTTTGTGCAAAAATTAATTGATTTTACTGCAAAAACACCATTTCGTATTCAGGGTATGGCAGGTGCAGCAATTCAATTGATAAATTTTGGCGTTAGTGGAAAAAATGTTTTAAAAGTATTAAAACAACTTGGTGATATAGCTGCAGGAGCAAAATACGGTGATATAGAAACTCTTGCGCAAATTTACGGTATAGTACATCAAACAGGAAAACTTAATACTCGTGAATTAAGGCAAATGATGCACCAGGGAATAGGTATGACAGATGTTTTAGGAAAAATTGCAAAAGAACATGGGCATATTTTAAAAAATGTATTAAAACAAGCAGAAGCTGGTTATATTAATGCTAAAGTTTATGATGAATTATTAGATAAATTAACAAAAGGAAGCGGAGTTTTTGCAAATGCAATGTTAATCCTGATGGGTACATTAAAAGGATTGACAAGCACATTACTTGATAATGTTACACTTACATTAGCACCAATTGGTGATTTAATAGTTGATGCATTAGATTTAAAAACAAATATGTTTAATTTAATTAATGCGCTTGGAAGAATTAGAAAATCAGTTGTTGTTTTTGAAAAAACACATCACACATTAGCAAAAATATTAGTATATGTTGGATTAATTATTGCCGCTATTGGACCTCTTTTTGTGACAATGGGTGTATTAACATTAGCAATATCAGCAGCATTTGCACCAATCACTCTTGCAGTTATTGCTGTAATTGCACTTACTGCTGCATTTGTTGGTTTGTACATGAGAAGCAAAGATTTTCGCGACGTTGTTAATCAATTATATGCAATATCAAAGGCAATATGGCCATTTTGGAGTTTTATTATTAAAGGATTGCTTGAAGGACTTGGAGATGCACTTTATTTAATCGGGCAAATGCTTACAAAATTAAACGTTTATTATTGGATAGCAAAAGCTATTTATGCAATTTTTCATAAAAAGCATCATGCTGTTAATCAACAAACAGGAACACAAACTGTTATGCATCAAACAATGATGCATAATATGATGGGTGCTTTTTCTTTAAAACCTCAAACTGTAACATCAAAAATGCATATATCACTAAATGACCCTGGTAAAATGGTTAATAATATTACAACAAAAGGAATGCAGCATACTTATTTTGATTTGGGAAACAACATGGCGTTCTCACGGATGTAGGTGATTATATGTCTGTTTTTGACACAACTTACCCAGCTGACTTTAAAGGCGTTGGTTTTATCTATGTAAGCGGGACAATCACTGCAGGTAGAAAAACTGTAACACACGAATATCCAAATAAAGATTTTAGATATGTTGAAGATTTGGGCAAAAATTTACGGATTTTTAGCATTAACGGATTGGTGCATGGTGAATTATATACCGTAAAAAAATTAGCACTCGAGCAAGCATTAAGCAGCAAAGATATTGGGATATTAACACATCCCTTTCTAGGTATGATTAATTGTGAGTGTACAAGTTATACAGTAAGCGAAGAATTTGCAAACACTGGAATAGCAAATTTCACAATGAATTTTTCAGAAGCTGAAGAACCGCTTTATCCGACTGCTGATATTAATAATATTGCAAAAATAGCAAATTTATACGACGAATTATATGATTTTATCAATAGTGATTTTAATAGTCAGTACTCTGTAAATTTTAATCGCAACATAATTAGATCTGCTGACAAATTGCTCAATTTATCATCACAACTTAATGCAATTAGCAGAAATACAGCTGCATTAAATACAAGTAATACTGATTTTCGCGAGATTTTGAGAACATTTGATAATAATGTGTACAGAACAGCATCAAATACAGATGATGATGCAGGCGAAAATATATCTAATTTAATATCAAATTTTGACGCATTATCAGACGATGGTGCAACAAGATTTAATGCTAGCTTAAAATTTATACAGTTCGGCTTGACTGATCAATTTGTGACTGCAAATACTTCAGAATCTGAAGAAAATAAAAAAAATAATAAATTAATCAATGGGACAATTAATGCGCTTGCTTTTTGTAATTTAGTAGATTCTGCGACAGATATTGATTATCAAACAGATAATGAATTAGATAATATTGCAGGAACTCTAGATGAATCATACGATTATTTATTGAACAGTTCTAACGATATATTATCAAACGATCTTTTAGATAAAATTAATGAATTGCGGAATCAAGCTCGTGTATTTTTTGAGCAAAGACGTTTAATTGTTAATAAAATTATTGAAATTGAGACAAAAACGATTCCCATGACTGTTTTAGCATTCAATTATTATGGTAATACTGATAATTATGATGAATTATTAGACATTAATCTATCTTATAATCCATCGCGCATAGAAGGGACTGTGAAAATTTTAGAAGCATAAAAAACATAATGATATTGCAAAATATTGTAAATTAGGGTGAATAATGTCTGAAATTCATTTGGAAGTTAATGGTAATTTATACACAGGATGGGAGACTATTAGAGTAACAAGATCTCTTGATAAATTTTGTGGATCATTTTTTTTCACAACATCATCATTTAAAAATAATGTTTTTCCAATTTTTGTTGGAAATATTTGTAAAATTTACGTAGAAAATTCACTTGTAATGACAGGATGGATAGAAAAAATTGACACTACATATGATGTGCAAAATCATACAATAACTATAAGCGGTAGAGATATAACATGTGATATTGTTGACAGTCAACCTGATATGTCAAAAATTGAATTTAAAAAAGCAGATTTAATAACTATAACAAAAAAAATATTAGAAATATTAAATTTACAAGATATTAAAATAATTAATAGATTTAATTTAAAAAAATTTTCTGGTGTTTCTGGTGATTCTATAGGAACAACAGCGTATGATTTTTTATCAAAATATGCAAAAAAATCACAGGTATTATTAACTACAAATGGAAATGGATATATTGTTTTTGAAAGAGCAAAAAATGAAATTTATAACACAGTATTATCAACAGATAAAAATGCATTAGCAACAATACTCAATTCTTCATGCAGTTATGATAACACTAAAAGATTTTATCATTATAATTTATCAACATCTGCATCAATAAATGATTTTATTGGTAAACCATCAGAAATGATTAAAATTAAAGCTGATGCATATGATAAGGAAATAAGAAAATCAAGAATATTATATATTGAGCCTCCTGATAATAGCGATCAAGATGAAACTGAAGATACTGCGAAATGGGAAGCTAATTTTAGGCGCGCTAATTCAGTTATATACAATTGCGAAGTTCAAGGATTTATTCCTAAACTTGACAATGAAATATGGAAAGTTAATAAGTTAGTAAAAGTATTTGATCAAAGTGCCGGATTAGATGGACAGTCAATTGATGCTAATTTATTAATTACAGAGGTAACATATTCTCAATCTGTAGATGATGGATCAAAGACTAATTTAATATTAATGATACAAGATGCATTTACGTTACAAGTAAATAGACCACAAAAAAATAAAAAAAGTGGAAAAGTTCAAGATGATTTTAATTAATTATTAATTTAAACGGAGAAATATATTGTTAAAGTATTTTTTAAAATTAATAAAAAATATTATTAAAGTTGGATATGTATCAAATAGTTTACCTGATACAGGTCAATTTCCAAAAGTCCAAGTTGAATATCCAAACAAGCATGGAGATGCATTTGTTATTAATCCGTATGGATTATACACACGGCTCCCCGTTGGAGTACAAGCTATAATTTTTGCTGTTAATGGGAATGACAATAATAGGGCGATTATAGGATGCAGCAGAGATGAAAGGTTTAAAAATCTTGAAGAGGGTGAGGTACTTATTGGAAATGTGATAAAAAATACTTATGTCAAATTTAAAAATGATGGATCTGTAGAGATATATACAAGTGGAAATGTTAATATAAATGCTGCGCAAACAAATTTAGGTAGTGGTGGTAATCAAATAGCAAGGCTTGGAGATCAAATAACTGTAAATATTGGAGGAACTGATTATTATGGTACAATCACAAGCGCTGGCACAAACACATCAATTTAAGATGTATTTAATAGATTTTAAAAAAAATATTTTTTATGAGTATATATTATGGCTTTTGTAGATTTTAAATTAATAAAAAATAATTACGGATTATATGATATTAATTTTATAGATGGAGATATAGAAATAACACAGGGATTTGAAACATCATTGCTAATGACTGTTTTATGTGAGAGAAGAGCATCAGCAAGTGAGATATCAATAGCACAAAAAAGACGTGGATGGTGGGGTAATGCATTTTTAGGATATAATAATTTTGAGCAAGGATCTAAATTATGGTTATTATCACAAGCAAGAGCTGATCAGTTAACACTTAATAATGCAAAAACTTTTTTAAATAATGCGCTACAATGGTATATAACAGATAGTTTATTATCAAATTTTACAGTTGATACATCATATAATGCGCAAAAAGAATTATTAATAAAAATTTCTTTAATAATTAGTAGCGATATTGTTCTGTCTAAATATTTTAAGTTGTGGCAAAATACTATACAAGAATTAGAAAATGATATTAATTAAAAGATATAAAATAAATATTTTTTTTATTAATATATTTTATTAATATAAGTTTATGAATTATATAAATATACAATAATGAGTATTATTTTTCCTGAAAATCGACAATCAGTTACAGATAGGCTTTTGTCTGATGTACAAAACGAACTGCCTGTTTTAAATCCATTTTTACGAACATCGTATATTAGAGCTTTATGTGTTGGGATATCAGGAAGAATTTTTGATTTATACAAACAAGAATCTCAAATAAAAAATGAAATGTTTAGTCAAACAGCAAAAGATATAACTTTTCTGAGGCAAATTGGATTATTAAAAGGAATTGATGTTAATCCTGCAAGCACAGCATTAGGATTTATTACAGCAACAGGGTCAATAGGATCAACAATAACGCTTGGAACTATTTATCAAAATGAAAGCGATATCCAATATGAGGTTATAAATGGTAATTATAATATTACCCAACATATATATAATGTTGGAATAACAAGAAGCGGAATAATAGCTACAGTAACAACATCTATAAATCATAAATTAGCACCTAATATCTCTGTTACAATAGCAGGAGCAAACGAATCTGAATACAACGGTACATTTACAATTTTGGAAACAACAGAAAATACATTTACTTATACTGTGTCAGGATCTCCTGCAACACCGGCTACTGGAACTATTACAGCAACATCAAACGTTGCAAGCGTTGAAATTCAGTCTGTTGAAACTGGTCAGGATAAAAATTTAGATAGCGGTGCAAAATTAACATTATTATCACCGATTGTTGGTGTTGATGATGATGCTTATGTTCAAGCTGGAAAAATAGCAGGTGGTGAAGATGAAGAAGAGATCGAATCTTACAGAGCTAGAGTTCTTGATGCTTATGCTAATCCTATATCTAATTTTAATGATGCTGATATAACAAAAACATTAAAGGAAATACCTTGGATAACAAAAGTTTGGACTTTTGATGCTTATCCTGTTGCAGGAGAAATTGAAGTATATTTTATACGCGCAAACGATGACGATATTATCCCAACTCCTGCAGAATTACTTGAAGCAAAAACTGAGCTTTTAAAAATAAAAACAGCACCAATGCTTGATGATGATGTTAATGTTATTGCGCCAACAAAAGTTCCTGTTGATTTTGTATTTACAGATTTAGTGCCAAATTCACAATCGATGCAAAATACAATCAAAGAAAATTTAATTCAATTTTTTAAAGAAATTCCTGATGTTAGTATTGATTTAATAGAAGATGCTTATAGATCAATTATTTATCAAACAATTAATCCAGAGACAGGAGAACATGTAGAAAGTTTTACATTATCATCGCCTGTTGGTGATATCACAATATCGCATGGGCAGCTTGCAGTGTACAATTCTTGTACATTTTTAACGTAGAAAATAGTAATGGAAATATTACCACAACAAACAACTTTTATTGTTAACACAGATGAGCAAATCACACAATCACTTGCTGATTATTTGCCAAATGATGATATTTTCAGATCAAAAAATATACAAGGATCTAATTTAAGATCGCTTTTACAAGCATTTTCATCCGAATTTATGCGTGTTGAGGCAAAAATTAAAGAATTGGCAGACGAACACTATTTACCTTACACATATAATTTAATTGATGAATGGGAAAGGCAATTAGGAATTCCTGATGAGTGTTTTAATCCTAAAAATAAATCAATTGAAGAGCGTAGGCAATATGCAATTGCAAAATTTGCATTAATGAATTTGACATCAACACCAGATTTTATCGCGCTAGCTGATTTTTTTGGTGTCAGAATAGAGATATTAAACGGATATCAACATAGTAATTTTTTTCCGTTTACATTTCCAATTTATTTTTTTGGGTCAATTAAAGAAGCAAAATTTACAATGATTGTACATTTTCTTGACATAAATAGACCGTCAAATGTATTCCCGTTGACTTTTCCCATAACTTTCGGTGAAGAAACGCTTGCTAATTTAATTTTATGCATTTTTAACAAATTAAAACCTGCACCAGTCAAAATTGTAGCTAGATATAGAGATGATTAATAAGATAAAAGGTAACTATTCACCAAAATTTTGCTTGAGTTTTAAATTTAGGGGCGCATCTACCTCCCGCGCCTCTATCCCTGTGCGCTAGTCGTCACAAAATCAATCCGAAAATCTCTGGTACAATCGCCCTGCGCCTACTGCAAACTCTATATTCTAAATACTATTATTTGCTTTGTTTCATTCATCCTTTAAAAATTCGCTGAATAATTACGATAAAAGTATAAATAAAATTTTTTATAATTGAAGCATATATCATTTAATGTACAATTTTTAATTATTAATTATTTAATGAGATAACGCATGAGAGATGTACCAAGTAAATCGACAGGTGATATATATACAGCAGTTGAATTTAATGAGGGTGAAAATTCAGAATTAAAAAATTATGTTTTAAATAGTATTCAGTCGTTCTCACCAACAGATCTAAACCAAATGTCAAAAGGTGCTGCAAATTATGCATCAAAAGCATTTCATGGCGTTGATTCAGGTACAGCAAATCATTATATAATTAACGCAATATCTCCGATGCAAGCACCAACATTAGTAATGTCCGAAGGATCTAGATTTACATTTTATGCTGCTAATACAAATACGGCAGCAAGTGATTTACAAGCTTTTAATGATACAATTGCAAGGCCTATTCAAAAATATGATGGTACAGGTTTAGATCCTGGTGATATTGTTGCAGGCAGACTTGTTGAGGTAACTGTTAAAGGTGGTGCTTATATTCTTCAATCGATAGAAGATCCATTTTTGCGTGAAAGTTTGCCATTATTTAATGGAATATATGGATTATTCACAAATCCAAACGCAGCGAATCCAACAACTCATATTGATATAGCACCTGGAACTTTTAGAGATACGTTAAGTTATCAAGCATATACGCTTGCAGGAACATTTATCAAACGTCTTGATCAAGTTTGGGTTGCTGGATCTGGAAATGGTGGGCGTGCAAGTACTGTAGCATTATTGCCAAACACGTGGTATCACTTATTTGGAATAGCAACAACATCTTTTACAGTAGATTTTGGTTTTGACACATCAATTACTGCGACAAATTTATTAGCAGATGCAACAGGATATACAGCATATAAACGTATCGCATCAGTTTATACCGATGGGTCATCAAATATTGTTAATTATATTGCTGGATCATTTCACGGATCAGGATGTAACTGCGCTGATAGAGTTCACTACTGGATTACACCTGTTACTGATTATAATATAACAAATCCTGGTACGTCTGCTGTAGTTGTTGCATTGCCAGTTCCTCCTGGAATTTATTGCGAAATGATTTTAAATGCATATTTATCTTCTCCAACTGTTGGATGCATAGGGTGGTTAACAAATGTATATCACGCCGATCTTGCTCCTGGAGCTGCTGGAGCGCCGTTAGGTAATATCACTGCTGATAATGCTAGCGCAAATGTTTATACATATAAAATAATTACAGATACAGCGCAACAAATTAGATATAGATTGTCAACATCTGATGCAAATACAAATTTAAAATTATCAGTTATGGGATGGGTTGAATAATAAATTTTTTTATAAATTATAAAAATAGGTATAAATATGAGCAAAGTTACACAGTATTTAACATCAATAATTGAACCGCTTACTGCAATAATATTAAGCGGTCAAACTACAAGTGATATTGTAAAATTTTATGGATCAACTCTTAAAACAATAATTTTACCTGCTTCATTTGACGGAACATCATTAACTTTCAAAGTATCTTATGATGGCATAAGCTTTTTTGATTATTATAATGTTAATAACATACAAGTTAGTATTACATGCACAGCAGGACGCGCGTATGGAGTTCTTGCAAATGATTTTAACTCTATTTATGCATTAAAAATTGTTAGTAATGCATCAGAAACAGCAGATAGATCAATAATATTATTGCCGAGAAGCTACGGGTGATTTTAAAAGTTATATTTAAAAGTTATAAAAAATAAAATATTTAATATAAGGTAATATAAAAATATGGGAAGTTTATTAGTAGGATTGTTAGATACAATTGGTGGTGGAGGAGGAAGTTTACCACCAAAAATAATTAATGTACCCGCGGATTTTCCTACCGTTATTGAAGCAAATGCAGAAATTGGAAGAATTTATATTGCTGCATCAAATGTTACTGATAATGATCTAACAAAAACAAACACAGGCCAATCTTTTCTCTCCGGTGAAGAATTTGTATGGGATGGAATTTCAGCTTATGTCAAATTAGGTGCTAATGCATTATGGCTTGATAGTGGTAGCACTTATACCATGACAAATGCAAGAAATTTGGATATGCAAGGTCAAAATATAGTAAATCTAAATAATTTAGGAACAAATCTTTCAAGAGTTAGTGCTGGATGGTTTACAGCATTAACTACTGATAATATTAATTTAACTGCATCACCAAATGCTCAAATGTCAGTAAATAATAATCTGTTAATTGAAGCTAATGCAGAAATAGATTTACAATGCACAAATCATATTGTATTAAATACTCCAAATGCACAGATTTCTGTGAATAGTATTAGTAGCGGAATTGGCATAAGCGCACAAAATTTTGATATTAATTTAAGTACTTCTTCATCTGGCAATATTAACTTAAATAGTGCTGGCAATGTTAATATTACTGCTAGTGGTATTACTATATCTGGAGATGCTACGTATGGTAGTACAGGATTTTTAAAATTACCGGCAGGCACAACTGGTGAACGTCCTGGAACACCTGTCAATGGAATGACGCGTTATAATAGCACAACTAATTCATTTGAATTTTATGAAAATGGGTCATGGCGTGGTTTAGGTGATTCGGAAACTATTTGGCAAGTATCGTCTGGTGTAATATCAAAAATTAATACGACAGATAAATTATTACTAGACTTTGCCACTAGTGGATCAATTTCGTTCCCTGTTTATGCAAAAGTAGTCTATCGCGGAAATTCGACATCTCCGAATTCTTCAGCAACATGCGCTTATTATACTACTGATGATAATACTTATCCGTGTATGGTACAATCAGCGTATAAAGATGGCGAGCAGCATATTGCGTTTGGTGCTTATTTTAATCACACATTTGACTGGGTCAGCACACATGCTACTAGTAACTATGTTATTGAGCGCACTCCCACAGAATTACAATTATACGGAGATGCAGGTGTTCCGAAAGGGCTTCCGACTATATTTGATACGATGATGGCATTTAACGCAATTACTAAAGAAGTTAAATCAACTTATATTTATAACAAAACTGTCACTTCTAGCAGAGATGTAGAAGTAGAAAGCGATGGAACTCTAGGATATGTTTCTTCAATAAAAGCTATAAAAAAGAATTTAGACCCTGATTTTAATTATGGATGGGTTTTTGATTTGCCAGTTTATGCTTTTAATTATAAGAAAAAAGATCCAAAAACTAAAAAATTTATGGATAATGAAGTCAATCCAGAACGACAATATGGTTTACTTGCAGAGGATGTAGAACAAATAAATAATGAATTTGTTTTTTATGATGATGATAATAATTTATGTGGTGTACATTATAAAAAATTTATACCGATATTATTGAAAATAATCCAAGATCATGATAAAAGAATTCAAGAGCTATCACTATAAATAATTCAAGAGCTATTGTTTAAATTATATACTATTGGTAGAAATTTAATAAAAAAAGGAGATTAATATGTATTATAAAGTACCACAGCAAATTGTAGCAAAATTATTTGCTTATTTTAAAGAAGAAAAAAATCTGCCTAATATTTCATGGAGTGAGATACAGATTATATGTTCTAATTTTTTACCTTTGGAAAATGTTGAACAAGATAATAAAAATGACAAAAAAGGTATTTCTAACGCAGAAAAAATGAAAAATGGCAAAAGTTGAACAAATAATTGTACATTGTTCTGATAGTAGATTTGGTAATTCTCAAACAATTAGAGAATGGCATATTGCAAGAGGTTGGCGAACGATAGGGTATCATTTTGTTATATTAAATGGACAGATAACACCTGATTTTTATTTAGAATCGTTAAACGGATCAATAGAATGTGGTCGTATTTTAGATGGTGATAATTATTTATATTCATCTGAAATTGGTGCGCACACATTAGGATATAATAAAACAAGCATTGGTATTTGTTTAATTGGTATTAAAATTTTTAGCAAAAATCAAATTAATTCTTTATATAAGTTGTGTTCTGAATTAAAAGATCATTTTAAAATTCCAATTGATAAAATTATCGGTCATTATGAGGCAGAAACAGCAAATGGTAAAACGTGTCCGAATATTGATATTGCTGATTTTAGAAATAATTTAACAAATTATTAATATAGGATATTAAATAATTAAAATGTGGGACAAAATAAAAACAATAATAGGTACAATAGCGCCAACAATAGCTACAGTTATAGGATCACCATTAGCAGGACTTGCTGTAAATGAATTATGTAAGATTTTAGGGTTAAAAGATAATGCTACAAGTGCTGATATATTAGAATCATTGCAAAAAGCAACACCAGAACAATTACTTGCTATAAAAAAATCAAATGCTGATCTAAAAATAAAATTAAAAGAACTTGGAATCGAAGAAAATAAAATGTATTTGCTTGATATTGCTGATGCAAGGTCAAGAGAAATAGAAATAGCAAAAACAGGAAGACATGATTATACAACATCATTTTTAGCTATATCTCTTACAATAGGATTTTTTGGACTATTAATAATATTAATGAGATATGACATAAGAAATAAAGACATTTTGCAAATAATGTTAGGTTCGCTTGCAACTGCATTTATAGGTATCTTCAATTACTACTTTGGCACATCTAAAAGCTCATCAGAAAAAAATAAAATTTTAGAAAATACGATAAATAGAAAAAATGAAAAAAATTATATAAATAATTAATATGTTTATATATGTTAATATATATTAAATAGAATTAATAACAAAGCAATGAGGGATATAGTAAGAAAAATGAACCCATATCATACTTTAGCAGCAGGCAATACATTATTATCAATATTAAAAGGTAGCACTGAAGAGATAGCAATTACAATATTATTTATAGCGTTGATCATCATAGGATTGCAAACTAATAAATTAAATAAAAACAAAGCAAACAAGTCATACGTTGATGAAAAAATAGAAGACATGGAACATTCTTTTGAGAAAACACTTGATTTGATACAAAAACACAACTCAGAAACAATTAGTTTGATAACAAAAATGATTGATTCAATCAAATAACAATCAAACAACAAGCTGTTGATTTTATTATATATTTTCTTATTTTTGCTTATTTTTGCTTATTTTGATCAAATGAAATTCATTCCAAATTTGTTAATAACACTTTTTGCGTCTAACACATTGTTCATTTTATGTGCATTTTCAATTAATTTTTCACCTGAAATTTTAGTCTTAAATAATCTGTTAATAAAATTTATTATTAGATACTTTAATCGATCAATAAATCTTATTTCATCATGATCGTGTTTGATAATATTTTTTGACAAATCATTAATTGTTATTTTTAATGATTCTGTTTTATTTTTAACGTTACCATCGTTTGCTTTTAATTGTAAAATTTTTCCTTTTGTATCTTTGTACAAGCTTATAGTTTGTTGTATTTTTTTGCTTTTTTGTAAAATATTTTTTTGCGTATATCTTGATTGTCTTTTATATCTAACGTCAATTGACGAATAAATATATGTGTTTGTTAGCATAGCATCTTTTTTTTGCAAAAATAATATTTTTTTGTCTAGAAGCATTATAATATTATTTATTAAGCAGCTTATATCAAATTCAAAATTAACATAATCGCGTTTATTATTGTTTTTATTATTAAAATAATTAACCTTTTCAACAAAAAAATTACTCATATATTGATGTCCTTTTTGTTTTGTTAATTAAAATAAAAAAATTATTTTTTATTTTTTTGGGTCACTCAATAACTTATATCCAAAAAATGTTCCTTTTTTATGATCATAATTAATATTATTTTTAAAAAAAATTTTACATGCTTCATCAAAAGTCTGTGCTTCAATTTCTCCTAAAAATCTAATTCCATCTTTTTTTTTAGTTGGATCAGTTATCCATATCTTGTGAACACTCATAAAAATCACCTCGTTTTGAATTATTAGCATCTTTTTCTGTTTGATAAATATTATAACTTTTGTAAGTATTAGTATATTTATCGTAATATACATCTTTTTCAAAAAAATTTCTACAAGCATCTAAAAAAGATATGCCATAACCTGTTCCAGCAAAATATGCTTTTTTATCACCTATTTTTATCCAAATATTATATTTCATTTTTAAATACACTTAACTAATTTCAAAAATTTGTAAGGTCATAATTTGTACTCATTTTTTTATTCAGCTTCAGCTTTCATATGTTTCATTTATATTAATGTATCGTTGTATTATTTTTGAACAAATCTTTCTCTGTTTTCTTTTTTTCTTTAATATCTTCTTCTTTTCCTTCTTTTTTTGCTGATGTTTCTTCATCTTCGACAATAAAATACGATTCATATAGATTAAGTCCAAAAATGAACATTTTTCCATCATTTGTTTTGAGTAAATATTTAGCAATATTTTTCATGCTTGCTAAATATTGTTTTTTTGTTGCGAATTTTTCATGAAAATTAAAAGCTAATTTGTCTAAAAAAAATGCAATTTTTTGTGAGTCAAATTGTGATAATATATACGCTAGATTATCAATTAAATTATAAGCCTCGTTTTTATTAATATCTTCTATATTCCCGTTAATGAGATTAATAACTATATCTTGATAGCTCATAAAATATTCCTCCTTTATATTACAGTTAACAAAACAGGTGTTGCCATCGAATAGTCAAAAATAAATTGAATATTCATATATTTAATTTTATCTGACATTTCATCAGCATTTTTTTCTATTTTTTCTGTCTCAAGAGCTTTTTCAGCAATCCTTGCAAGCCAGCTATATAGCCCTTCATTATCAGATTCTCTAGTTTCTTTCCAGATTTTTTTTAATCGCAAAGATGCGCGATCGATCGCATGTTTACTTATATCAATTATCGGCATTGTTGCACCTCTCATTTTCAATTCAGCATCTGCATATTCTTTTTCTTCCGGAACCCTTGTTATTAAAATATTTTTATATTTTTTGCTATTTTGCAACTTATAACCGTGAGTATTAATTTTATTTATATCTTTTTCGCTTTCTTTATTTTCTCTATTTTCTTTGCTTATTTCATTTTTTATGTTTTTTACGTTTTTTGCGTTTTTTGCGTTTTTTGCGTTTTGTGGACAAATAACATAATAACTTTTATATTCACCATTTATATTTTTATTGATAACAGTTTTTGTTTTATAATGTTCATTGTAAGCATAGCCACATCTTCCACATTTAATATTACCTGCTTTTTTATAATCATTAAATCTTAACCGTTCATATTTATCCATTCTGCTCGCCTTGATTGTTCTGCTCATCATACTCATTCTGTTCATTTTGTTCATTAATTTGATCAAAAATTTCCTCACGATGAACACTTAAATTTTCATCTGCTGTTATTGAGATTTTGACGCGTCTGCCTTTGATTGCTACAACTGTTATATCAATAAAATGATCGCCAATGATGATCTTTTCAAATTCTCGCCTAGTTAGCACCAAAGTTGTTTTTTTGTTTTGTTTAGTATTCATATAATATCTCCATATCAGTTTATATTTTAACCACAATCTTGTTCAAAAAACAATCTACTTTCTTCTGATAGTTGTTGTTTTACTTCTGGTTTTACTTCTGGTTTTACTTCTGGTTTTACTTCTGCTTTTTCATTTATATTTTTATCTGCATTATTTTTTGAATTATTTATAATGTTTTGATTAATATTTATAGATGCACTTTTTTGTTTTAAATCTTCTAGCAATGCTTTACTTTGAGTAATGTTTTCATTAAGTTGTTTTTTTTCATCTGTATCTGTAAGCGCATTTTTTACATTAATAAAATCTGATGATTTATCAACACCTGTTAATTCTAAATATTCATCATAAATTACTGCGCTATCACATTCAGAACTACTAGGGACATATTTTAAAATATGCCGTATTATTGATTTTAATGCCATTGCTTCGTAGCCAAATTGCCACGCCATCGGAACTTTTCCGCTTCTCTTTGTTGCTATTGCTTTAAGTTTTTTAATATCTGCATTCCACAAATACCTTCTAAATTTATTATTATTTTTATTAGTACAAATTGCATAAACAGCAATAAGGTCACGTTCAGAGTCAAAATCATCAGGCTTAGGATAAGGCAAATGATGAATTGATGGTGTATCACCACTTTTAATTTTAAACTCGTCCCATGTATAAATGCAATCAAATTCTATATTTTTTATGTATTTTGATCTATATGCAAGATCCAGCAATCCTTTGTACATTAATTGCAATTTACACTCATATACATTTGTTCTGTTATTTTTATAACGAGCAAAAAAAGCTTTTCCAAACGAATCACCAGGTTCAATTCCCCATTCTGCGGCTTTTAAAATTGATTTTTCAACGCTAAGTAATGTACATTTAAGCAAATTATCAGCATCTTCATTCATCACAAAAGCTGTTTGACAGACGCGTAAAAATCTCTCAGTAGAATCTTTTCTTTTACGCATAAATTCAGGTAACGCTTTTTCTACTTGAGCTATAAATGGTTTATCATGAGTTATTGCAGTTTGTAATATATCAAATGATCTAACTGGTGCGTTTCTATCAATACTCATATAAATACTCCTTTAATTTAAGCGATAAAATAAATTATTTATTCATCATTATCATAATCATAATCATCATCATCATAATCATCATCAATAATAATAATATCAAGATCATCACTTATTTTTATACGCATTAATTGTTTATCAATTATATTCATGATATTATCGTAACAATCATCAATACGATCTTCTATTGTTGATTCAATCCATAATTGATTATCAATCGGCGCGATTGCAGTTACAACAAGTGCATTATAATAATTTTTATATATAAGACTGTTTTTTCTATCGATTTTACAATGATAAAATTTATCATTATCTTGTATATTATATTTTTTTAATAATTCACAAAAATTGACAGAACAATCTTGTAATAATGTATCTATAGTAAAACTGATATGCATATCTTTTGTTTTAATATTTATTGCAATAACTATATTACGTACATAATATTTATAATCAAGTGAAAAAAGTGAAAAATATGAGTAATTTTCATTTACGTCAAATACATCAATACATTTTTCTTTAACTATCTCAACTTTAGTCATTATTATTTACCCAAAATAACCGTGCGCTAATTAATAGTTGATAAAAAGCAAAAATATCTTGACATTATAATTAATTAGCGCATAAACTTTTTATAAACATTGTATTTTTATAACAACTCCGTTAATATTATTAATATTTAATCTATAGCAATCATACAAATATTTGCACATTTTGTCAAGAAAAATCTTATTATAATCAGCAAATTTTAGTAGTTTCTTCTTTTTCTGTTACAATTTGATCAATTAAAAATATAAATCAGCGATGCTATTGTTACAGACAAAACAAAAAACTCAAAAACAATACTTCTTAAAATGTACATTTTAAACCTCATTAAAAGAATATTTAAAAATATTTATTAAGCAAAAATATAGCTATAAAAATTAATATAAATACACAATAAATTTCAATAAATGTTATAAACCATGTATCAATAATCATAAATTATTCATCCAGCATATTATTATTACAACAACAAGAATCATTAGTGATATTATTAATGAAATACAGCATGAATTAATTATCATATTATTTACTATTTCAGTTTATTATAAAATCGTCTATATTTTATTGTATAACTACAATCTCTTGCAACATCAGGATATTTTTCTTTTAATTTATTATTATCAATTCTTTCGCTTGTAATTGTTGGACACGTAAATATTGTTTGATGCGCAAGATTATTAATGATTTCAGCATCTTCAATGTTTAACAACAATTCTTTTTTATATTTTTTTATTTTTCTCTCTAAATCATTATATTGTTTTTGTAATTCAGTCATTTCTATATATTTATCAATGATATCATTATTTATAATGATTTCTTTTTGTTTTATTGCATTTTTGTAAAGTTCTTTTACATCATCATAAGTTTGCGGCTTAGGAGGAATCTTTTTTTGTATATGATTAACCCAGAAATTTTTTGCATTTTCAATTATATGATTTTCAAAATCATGATCACGATTATATTGATAAACACACATCGGCAAATGATTACCAAATCTCACTAAAATATATGCTTTTGTTGAATTATAAATTGCGCAATAATAAGCAACTTGAAATAAATATTGTGCAGGAATTTGTCCTCGTTTTTGTTTTAATTGATTATTGCTGATCAAATTATAATTGATATCATTAACAGGATCGCCCCACTCGTCATGTGTTCTGCATATTGATTTTGCTTCTAATATATAGATTTCATCAAGATCAAACGCAATTCCATCGACATTTGCAGCAAGAAAATCATATTTATCGTGATATCGTATTGGTACATTTTGTTTTACTTTTAAGCAGATTTCGCGCTCAAATTTTGATAGTAAGATAGGTTCATCTTCATTACCCCAATCAATATAATTATTATCAATTGTATTTCCGTTTTGTTTTATTTCATCTGATGTTTTTTCATTGTAAATATCAAGAGCTGTTTTCCATTTGTTATATCCAAAAATCGCGCTTATATCTGATCCACCAATATAATTTTTTCTATCTTTAAGTTGTTGTTCAGTTAATGCCATTTAATTTTTCCTTATACTAAGATAATCTTTCATTTAAAAATGTAACCTCATTTTGTAAATCATTAACATCTTCCATTAGTTGTTTAATAACAGCTCTTAAATTGTTAATATCATTTTCTAAAATTTTGTACTCTTTTTTATATGCGCGCATAAGTGTACCTATAAAATCATCATCTAAACTCATAATAATTGTCCTTTTACTAATACAAAAAATGTGCGAGCAAATACTAAAAAAGGATGGTTTTTTTAACCAGCAGTTGTTAAAAAAAAAATATTTAACTCGCACACACATAATTATACATTATATATAAACATTGTCAAGATATTTTTGCTTTTTTATTTTTATTGTTTTTATTATTATAACTATTATTATCGCAAATATCTGCAATATAATATTTTAAAATAGGCATATCGCTAGGTGCATCTATACCAATTCTAATTTTATTTTTCGATAATTCTAATAATGTTATTTTTATTTCACCATGTTTACCAATTAAAAAAACTTCTTTGGCTTTTTGTGTTTTAATTAGCATTCCTTTGCTCCTTAATTATATTTCGCTTAATAAAATAATATTATCTTGTTTTTTATCAAATTTATTATTATCAACTTGTGCTGTAATTATTTGAAATCCTGCTTGTAATAAATCATTTATAAGTTTTGTTTGATGTTGCTCATCTAATAATTCAAAATCATCGATAAATCTTACTTTTAAATCTGGGTTTTTTGCAACATATAAATTTGCAACAATTAACTCAAGCTCACCTTTGCTAAAATGAGGCTCTTTGATCGGTCGATTTTTTAATAACAATTGTCCTTTATCATCAATAGATAAATCATTGAAACCAAGATTAAATGATTGTATATAGTCAAGACGCTCTTGTTGTATTTTATTTTGTTGATCTTTATTTTCATACAAAGATTTTTCAAGTTCGATTTTTTTTGTTTGTTTTTCATTAAAACGTTCATATTCCAATGCTTTATAATTAATTTCTTCTGAATTTTTAATTTTTTCATCAATAGCTTTTGCTTCTATAATTATATCATTAACTTCATCATTGAGCGTTCTTAAATCAGGAAATTCTTTAATTTTATTATTAATTTCTTTTAATTCATTTTCTAATGCTCGTTTTTTTGCAAAAGTATTTTCAATTTCTTTTAAAAATTTATCTTTTCCTAAATATATGTTTCTTAAATTATTTTTCTTTTCAATTAATTCTGAAATAGATATTTTTTCAACTTTTTCTACATATTTTATTTCACCTAAATTTTTTAAATCACGATTAATTAAAGTATATTCATTCTTTAAATTTTCTATTTTATTATCGAATTTTTCTGTATTAATACCTAATAAAAGTGCTTGTTGTTTACTATCTAGTTGAGTAAAGTTTTTTGTACTTAAAAAAGCAACTGATAATAAATTATTAAGCCAATCATTACTTAATTCATAATCATCAGGCGCTTGAAATGTGATTTTATTTGAGGCATCTGAAATTTTATTTTTAACAATAATTTCAGCATTTTTTTCTGTATCTAAAAGTGTTAATTCAATATCAGCACTTTTGGCACCATTTGCAATAAATCTGAATCGTTCACCGATTAGATTATCGTTTTTTGATTTTTCAGCAATTCCTTTGAGACATGCCCAAATTGCTGTCAATCCTACTGTTGTTTTTCCGGAGCCATTCATTCCGACAAGATGTGTAATATTGTTATTAAATTCACATGTAAAATCTGTGAATTTTGCGAAATTTTTAAGTTTTAGATTTTTGATCTTCATTTGTGATTAACTCCTTTATTTCTAAAATTTTGTCAACAAAAAATTGCATTAAATATGCAATCCATTCTTGCGTATTTATATTTAACTCAAGCTCATAATCATCAATTATAAACATTAACAGATGAATGCATTCATGCACAATAATCGACATTTTTACATTAGTGTCAAAAAACACATAATATTCACGATTATGCGCAAAACAAAAAGCTTCTGTATCTAATAAATTTATTTTTTCTTTTGAAAGAAATTCATATGTTGATGTTGCAAATTCTTTCCATGTATCGCAAAAATAAACATTTATCCTGCATCCGTACATCTCAACTTTAAATGTTTTTTTATAGTTAAATGTACATTCATATTTATCTATTTTATTCATTTTTATAATCTTATTAAAATAATTATTAGAAATGATCTGGCATTATAACTAATAATACAGCAATTACTATAACTAAAAACAAAATCAAGAATAAAAATGCACCCCAAATTGGTGCAAAAATCCACAACCATCCCCAGTTTATTACATGAGTTAATTTTAATGTTAAAAACAAAAAAAATAATAACGTAACAAACTTTGAAATTCGTAATGTACTTATTTTTACATCAATTTTCATAATTCATATTCTCATTATTTAGCAAATTTAAAAAAGTTAAATTTTGAAGCTAAAGCTTCTTTCTTTATTATCCGCATCAATATGTTCTTGTATATCCCTGTCATAAGCATGCGGATCTACTTTTAATTGTATAGCATCGTTAATATCATCACTGATTTGCAACATATATTTATCAATTAAAGATTCAACAAATCTAGCTTTAAAAAATGCATGTAAATTTGTCGAAGTTGGTTTTAATATATTTTTTATCTCATCAGCAGAAAATATAAATATAATCTCTTCAGCAGATATTAAATATTTATCATTATAATCAATATGCTCTAATATTAGAGCTAACTTTTCATCATCATCTAAATCATGCCATCTTTTTTTTGCTAAAGCATAATCATCAATTAATTGTCTATATAGATTATATTTTTTTTGTTTATTAAATAATTTATCAGATATCTCTTTATTTGTTGCTTTATCGTTTAAAGCGTTAATTACACTAATATGTACCACGTTATACCTCCTTATACTTTATTCATATACATAATAAAACCGTCAAATTTTGATACTAACAAAATTAAATTTTTGTTATGTTGATTATTGTTATAATCAGCTCAAAACTCGACGGTAAAACAATACTAATACAGTTTACTGTTTTTTGTCAAGAGATTTTTTATAATTTTCTGATATTTTTTTTATTGACGGACAGATATTTAAAGCAATAATTTGATAATTAAAGATTTTCTCGACGATTTGTGAAACATTGATTGGCAACAAATCATCATTTTTTTTTATATCTTTATAACGCCAGAACTGAATATTTGATGCGTTGCAATGAATATACTTGCTTATTAATTGTGCTAATTTTTTTGCAGTCCCTGCAAGTTTAATCGCTTTCAATAATTCAGCATGTTGTTTTAATTGCTTAAATTGTTTTTTCATATCATTTACCTGCTACGAATTAAATGTACATTATTTGATTAACAAAATGTACATTGTATTACAAAAATAATTATTATTGTTAGACGCAAAAATAAAAAATTTTTTTGTAAGAAAAATCTTATATTGCGAGTATAATACAGTATACTGCTTTAATATTTTTTTTTCAACAAAAAATAAGGATGACAAATATGGCTAAAAAAAGATCAATAAAACCAGAATTTTGGGCGTCTGAACAAGTGATGAATTGTTCAAAAAATGCACGTTTATTATTCATTGGATTATGGAATTTTTGTGACGATAATGGAATACATCAGTACTCGTTTAGATGCATTAAAGCAAAAATTTTTCCAGCTGATTCTGATACTGAATCAGAAATTGAACAATTGCTGAATGAGCTTGAAAAAAACAATTTGATCAAAATATATACTGTTAATGATAAAAAATATTTAAAAATTTCTGGCTGGCATCATCAAAGTATAGCACGTCCATTTTATAAATTTCCAGATGAAGACGGGAATAAGCCATTGAATAAATGGGAAAAAATCGAAAATATTCATGAGCAGTGCTCAAGCAGTGCACAAGCAGTGCCTGAGCAGTGCTCAAGCAGTGCACAAGCAGCGCCTGAGCAGTGCTCAAGCAGTGCACAAGCAGCGCCTGAGCAGTGCTCAAGCAGTGCACAAGCAGTGCCTGAGCAGTGCTCAAGCAGTGCACAAGCAGTGCCAAAGCACTGCGGTAATGGTTATGGTTATAATACAGATCTAAGTTTTAAACATAACTCAAATGTAAATAATCAAGATAAAAATTTTAAAGAGAGTAAAAACGCGCGTGTACGCGCTTCTTTTACTGTTTTAAAAAACAACAGCGAATTTATTGCAAAATTTGATAAATTTTATGCTGTGTATCCTTTGCACAAATCAAAAGAGGGAGCGCTAAAAGCATTTGCTCAAATAAATCCTGACAATGATCTACTCGATAAAATTTTAATTGGAGTAGAAAATTATAAACAAGAAATTATTTTTATGAATATTGATAAAAAATATATTAAACATCCGTCGACATGGCTAAATCAAAAATGCTGGCTTGATGAAATTGATTTAACGCAACAACAATCACAACAAAAAAAATTAACTAATCAACAACAGTTTGTTGCTAATTTAAAAAAAATAGCAGGAGAAAATTAATTAATGGAAAATTTAAAAAAACGTACATTAAAAATATTTGCAACGTTAACAGCAATTTACGGAAGTGCATGGTGCAATCAATTTAGCGACGAAAGTATTTTAAATTTAGCAATAAAAATTTGGACTAGTGAATTAAAAAAATTTAACGACAACGAAATTAAATTTGCAATTAAAAAATGCATGCAACATGATTATCCACCAACTCTTCCAGTTTTTGCTAAAATGTGCAGCATCGAAAAATCAGATTTAAACTTAACAACTGCAGAAATATCATTTTTGACGCATGACAAAACGTATGCAGAAATTGTAAAAAAAATTGACAAGTGGAACTTTGTGCGTTTATCAGCAGATGCTGCGTTAAAAATCTACAAAATTTTATATCGCGATCACATTGATAAAAAAATAAACAAAATAAACGAAAATTTTACAGAAAAAATTGAATTTATTAAACAGCGCATATCTGATCAAAAAATGATTTTGTAAAATAACGCGCTAAATTTTTGCATAATCAAACGATAATTAATTTATGCTACATAGCTATTACTATAAGCAAAAAAACACGATACACGCAATATTTAGCAGAAATTTGCTAATAATTTATATGCATTGACGCTTGTTTTTTAAATTTGTTTTAAAAATGCGATTTTAAGCAACAATTTTGTTAAAAAAATAAACAATTTTATGGTGAAAAGTTGTGCGTAATTTTTTCTCACAATTTTTTTGCGCAATAAATATACATATGTTTAATTAAAAAAATTTAAAGAAAAATCTTGACAATATCAGTTAAGTTGATACAATGTAATTAAGCTCATAAATAATTATGAGCTGATTAAAAAAGGAGTACAAATCATGAAAAAACTAACACAAGCAGAAATCGATGCGAAGTTAAAAAACGATGATAAAGATTGGCGAAAGTTGGATTTAAGTGGTGCTGATTTAAGTGGCGCTGATTTAAGAGAGGCTGATTTAAGAGAGGCTGATTTGTGGAATGCTGATTTAAGTGGTGTTAAAAAAGGAGATAACGCATGAAAAAACTAACACAAGCAGAAATCGATGCGAAGTTAAAAAACGATGATAAAGATTGGCGAAAGTTGGATTTAAGTGGTGCTGATTTAAAGGGAGCTGATTTAAAGGGAGCTGATTTAAGTGGCGCTAATTTAACTGGAATTGATTTAAGTGGCGCTAATTTAGTGTGCGCTAATTTAAGGGGAACTAATCTAAGAGAAGCTAATTTAAGAGAAGCTAATTTAAGAGGAGCTAATTTAATGCGCGCTGATTTAAGTGGCGCTGATTTAAGTGGCGCTGATTTAAGTGGCGCTAATTTAGTGTGCGCTAATTTAAGGGGGACTAATCTAAGAGAAGCTAATTTAAGAGGAGCTAATTTAATGCGCGCTGATTTAAGTGGCGCTGATTTAAGTGGCGCTGATTTAAGTGGAACTGATTTAAGAGAGGCTGATTTAAAGGAAGCTGATTTAAGTGGAACTGATTTAAGAGAGGCTGATTTAAAGGGGGCTGATTTAGAAGGCGCTGATTTAAGTAATGCTGATTTAAAGTGCGCTGATTTAAGTAATGCTGATTTAAAGTGCGCTGATTTAAGTAATGCTGATTTAAATGAAGCTGATTTAATGCGCGCTAATTTAAGCTGTGCTTATTTAAAGGGAGCTGATTTAAGTGGAACTGATTTAAGAGAGGCTGATTTAAGAGAGGCTGATTTAAGAGATGCTGATTTAAGAGATGCTTATTTAAGATGGGCTAATTTAAGTTGTGCTGATTTAAGTGGCGCTAATTTAAGTGGCGCTGATTTAAGAGATGCTGATTTAAGTGGCGCTGATTTAAAAGAGGCTAATTTATTTGGCGCTGATTTAAGGGAGGCTAATCTAAGAGAAGCTAATTTAAGTGAAGCTGATTTAAGGGGCGCTGAGTTAAGTTGGGCTAATTTAAGGGGCGCTGAGTTAAGTTGGGCTAATT